TATTGATGTACTTACTAAGGATGCTTGAACGAATAGGTCTATCAATGGTCAGGCTGGGCAGCGACCGCCCTGTCTGGCTTATCAAGCCACCGACTTGGATGATCCAACACCTTGAGCCACTGCCCTCCCAAAGGTTCAAGCTTGAGGTGTCACCTATCGCCAAGGTTGGGGTGTGGATGATTCAAAAGTCCAATCCACTTGCAAGTGTGAATGAGGCTGGTCGAGTCATCAAAATCACGTTGCCATGAGCCCTATGCCACCTAGAGCGGAGGACATGAGTCGGGGCGCGACTGAGCGGCAGGTGCTCTCTAATATTGAGAGAGCCAGAGAGGAGGCAGCTTTAGCTGCGAGTCCTCATGGCTTGACCGCCCTTGCAAAAGGTTTTTGGTTCACAAACCAAAAAGAAAAAAGTCGCTCTAAGAAGAAATGACAGTTGAAATTACTAACACCGAAGATGGGCTTGGGCTAAATCTTCGAGTATGTGAGGACGGTATCTGCAAGACAGGATTCACCTCCTCTATGCATTTAGTTGAAACCAAGGTCAATCAGCTGAAAGCTTGCATCCGCAAGCAATCCGCTGATGCATACACCGAGATCCAGCAACTTGAAGCCGAGGCGATGGGCGTGCCTCTTCCTAATCGTGATTGTTAGAGCTTTAAACCGTATATCTGCGAGTCTTCGCAGGTAGAATGACCACTTAGTACCCCCTACCCAAATGTTTGATCCTTTTTACGAAAGTGGCAGTCTTGGTCGAGTTCTTTATGTAAAGGACTTGCAAGGACTTAACCGCAGTGACTGCTTATTGCTTGAGCAAGAACTTAAGCTAGCCGTTTCACGCATGACCCAAACATGGGATGAGATGGGTAGAGACTGGGATACTGCTGATGCTGAACTGTTAAAGAAGATCAGCATCAAGCTTAAAGTCTGCGAAAAGTTTCTTAAGCGTGTTTCTCAAGTGAGAGAGCATGACCTTTTGAAAGCTGATGAATATCATCTAGTGTTCTTGCGCCAAAGGCTTGCCAACCAGCTTGGCCCTATGGCTGCAGACAAAATGATGAACGAAACCCGACAAGACGCATTGCGTCAAATCGGCAAAGAAGCTAACTCTTGATTTTATTGATTTCAAATGCCTGATTCCAATCGTCAACTCCCTGTGCGCGTCGATCTTCGCTTGACCGAAGAAGAGCGCAACCAGCTCAACGAAGAGGCTCTAAAGCGAGGCATTTCACGCCAAGAGCTACTTAGGGCGCGAGTATTGACCGAAGCAAATCAGCCAGCACCAATCCCTGAAATCAAACCTGTTCACTACTCCTCAGGTCGTGACTCGATTGACAGAGCTATTGAGGCTGTAACTCGCGTTTACAGCTATGTCCCACGTCACAAGTTAGAACCAATTGTCTGCACAGTTATTTGTGCGTTAAACGCAAACCCGAAATGAAAACACTTGAAGATGCTCTTGATGAGCTTTACAAGGGTCGGACGAATGTAGCCAAGCAAGCTGCGGAAATAAATATGTGTAAAACCGACCTACAGCAAGTCTTCCGAGAATATGTATCGCGACGTTCCGTTGATGATGACATCTGGAAGAAGGACGCAGAGATATCTTGGCCATATATTACTTAACCCATAACCCATGGCCTCCTACCGCTATCACGCTGGTCGCATGGTTGTCACAGAGGAGGATGGCTCATGGCGAGTAAAGATAAAAACCAAGGACAAGCAGGTCTTGTTGCCCCTAAATGCGACCGAAATCAATCAAGCAATTCTTGAAGCTGAACAGCTTTATGCCGATGCCAGGTCTCTTGGCAACACCAAGCCGCGTTGCATGCAGTGCATACATTGGGAATTAATAAAGGCTGATTGCAATGTTGGCTGTCCTGAGGGGAGAATGACAGGCGGGAGCTTTGCTAAAGACTGCGCTTACTTCTGGCAACATCCCGATTGAGGTCAACCGAGCAGATGAAACCAACCCTTAAGCGCGTTTCGATAGATGGTGAGTGGGTTTGGGAAATCACCTATAACGGCATTGCTCGGTATCACGCGCAAGATTGGCAAGCTCGCTGGATCTACGAACAGGCTTTGCGGATTTACTCCAAGCAAGTCAACTGAGCATCCATTTCTGAGATCCTATTAACTGCCTGACATAACAGCTTGCGTTGATGCCAGTTCTGCCGCACCAAAGCCGCACATAAGCCTTGGACTTCTCCGATGTCTTCAGTGTTGTAAATAGAGCGAACCGACCGCTCCATCATCAGCTCTTCATGGAGACTCTGTTCTGCGATCATCCATTTCATATCGTCCATTGACCTGCTCCAAGATCTTGCGCTCCTCAGAGTAAGGAGGTTGCCTAGCTCGAATGTAGTCACTAATTGAGGGAACAAGCCAGTCTTGCGGCGGCCAACAATTATCCCAATTGACCGGCTTGGCGCAATTGACAACAACCGTTGACCAGAAAGCAACTAAATACGACCAAAACCAATACGGACCCATCAGGCAGCAACAGACGGCATAACCCGCAAATGGTTGTTGTAGTTGCCTGTGATCGCGTAGCTAATTGCTGGAACGTTGCTCATCCGATGAAACACCATTTGACCGATTTTCAGGCCCGGATACAAATGCAAGCCGTGATACCGGCGCTCATTGGTTAACTCAAGCGTCAACTTACTTCCGTGCCAACCTGGATCGCACCAACCAGCCAGCAAATGATTCAGCCCTTCTCTGGCACGGCTTGACTTCAAGACGAACTGAGCCGAAATATCGTCAGGCAGGTTAAATGTCTCAATTGTCTCCCCTAGTACAAACTCACTAGGCGCTAAATAGTAAGGATCTTCCTCTGTTCTGTCCGATATATCAATATCAATCAGCTCTCGCTTGTCAGAAACCTCAATCATCAAACGATCACCGAGGCGAAGATCCAAGCTCGCGGGGTTTAACAGCTCTGGAACGAAAGGCCAAACTAGTTGATGGCTATCGCAAAGAGATCTGATCTCCCAATCGCACAGAACCGCCATACAGCTGAATCAAAACGCCAGCTTACTCATCGTCAACCAAAATCACCCAGCCCGTTCCAGAGCCTTCAACTTCCCAACGCAACTGGAAGGCTTGACGTGAAATCTTGGCATTCCTCCCGCCGTATCTCCCTGAGTGGCCACCCCGTTCTATATCTGGCAATCCGCGTGGATCATGGACGGTCCAATCATCCTTATCGAATCCGACTGCCACAAGCCAATGTCCACATCCGTAGCTGTCGCATATTGGTGGTTCACCTCTGCTCATGTCACCGTGATGCAAAAATCCCATAGCTACCGGTCTCCCTGCCGCTAGCTCAGCTTCAACCAGGCTCCCATCAGCGTCTTGTCTAAATTCTGCATGTAGCCCTAACGATTTCAAAGCTTGAACTTGAGCTTCAATGCTTGTCGTATCGCCAAATTTTTCCCTGATTCGGTTGTATTGATCGTCAGTTTTTACTTTCCCGTAGAAGGCAGCAATCATCGCAGCGGAAGAGCTAAAGCATTCCCTGTAACCCTTGCCACCTTTGTTGTCTAACTGATGGAAGTAAGGCACATGGGTTTGCTGCGCTATTCCGCTTTCCTTCCAAGCCTCAAACCAGGCCACATCTTCCCGCAACAGCTCTTCAGGCAGAGCATCCTCTAGCTCTTTAATGGCAGCTAACTGATGCGGGGTTCCCCGGAAATGCGCAAAAAAGGGCAGTAACGTGAGCACCATAAAAAAGCGATTCATTTACTCAACGCCGGTCTAGGGCATTCCGGTTGCTGAGACAAGCCTGAACGGTAACCACCGTGCCAACCAGACAGAAAGAAAAACCCACCACCGCCAATGACAATAGCGAGCAAAGTTCCTAGCAAGAAAAACCCGCTGACTAAAACCCAAGCGGGATCAGCCTTCATTTTTCAACCCTGCTTTCAGGAAATAGATTTTTCTCTACAAAAACAACAACCTGATCGTCAACGGTGTTGTCCGTAGTCTTTGCGTAAGCCTTTAGCAAGTCAACAATCAACTTTTTGACTGCCTTGCTCTTCAAGAATGAGAACAAGATTGGGCGAACGAGAAAGACCATAGGACTTCTGCTAATGGCCAAAGTCTAGTGAAGGTCGGAATGTCCTTCAATCCTCGCCACCGAGCGTTCTAGGTCCGAAAGCCTCCCGAAGATTTCCCGGTCTCTAGCCATCATGTCGGTATGGAGCAAATCCATTCGTGTAGCTAGATTATCCATAGCTGAAGTGAGCCTCACTAACGACTCACGGCCTGCCTGGTTTTGACCGTTGGCGCGAACGATCCCTAGGCCAGCTACACCGACCGATGCTCCTGCTACAGCTGCTAAGACCTCGATCACCGCTCGACTAAACGCTTGAACCAATCATGGCAGATCCAAAGGAAAATGAAGAAAAAGACGGTTTCTCAACGTCAGACCTTGTCAAATGCTCTGTTTTGATCTGGAGCGCAACATTGCTAACCATTTCTTATTTGGGAATTTTTCCTCAAATGAAAATGGACAATACGTTCGTGGCAAGCCTTTTGACCGGCGCAATGGCAAGTTTTGGCATTGAACGTAAATCCGCTAATCAACAGAAGAAAACACCACCTAAAGTTGAGCCACCTGTAAAAACGCCTCCAACAAAATGAAACGTCTAGCTCTTTTAGCGATTGCGTTGAGTTTTGCCCCAGCAGCTCACGCCGATATAAGCCACAAGATTCAATCCAGTATCCAGCTCACTGTTGACGGGGCAGCATCTCAAGCTTCAAGGATTGGAAGTACCTTCTCCGTTTCTGGTAATAACGTCACCCTTAGCACCGCTCCAAAACTCAATGCACTTACTGCTGGTAGTGCAGTCGGCTACACACCTGGCGCTTGGAGCGTAACCACAGCAGGAGATGCTTTCTCCTATAGCGAAAGTTTCCTTGAAGGCGACGCAACCCCTGCCGCAACTACGGTCACAGCAGGTGTGACTCCTACCTTGCCAATGCTCGGGAACACAACGACAACTGCTGGTGGAGTGGCTGGATCCCTAGCAGGCACGATTGCATCTGATCACGCAATTACGCTTACTGCTGGTGGTGCTGGCACGACTGCCATAGGCCAAGTGGTGACAGAACTAACGGTGAGATAAATGCGAGCTTTATTTCTTTTGCTTCTGCTCGCTCCAGCGGCTCATGCTGTCCCTGTCGTTCCAAACTTCAGCAGTGGCAGCATGACTTCCCACACTGAAACCAAATCAAAAGTTACTGAGACTATTGTTAGCGAGGACTATGCCACCGGTTGGCAATACTCTGTCT